AGTAGTCCCGGTACTCCGTCAGGGACAGCTCGTAGTAAAAATCCCCCGTCTCCCCGCCCCGCTCCTCGAAGGAGAAGTCGGAGACCAGCACCTGGAAGCCCGTGTCGCCGGTCATGTACGGGGAGCCGTCCTCGTAGTACCGCACCGGTGTATAGAGAATGGGCACCTTGTCGTCCATGGCCTTCTGGAAGAAGCCGATATAGAACTCCGGTTCCAGGAAGTCCCCGGAGGTGAGCACATAGGGAGCCGTCCGTCCGGGGAAGAGGCTGGAAATTTTGACGGTTCTGGGCTTCGGCGTGCGGGGGACGGTGATTGGGCCGATGCCCAGGACGTTGTAGCTCTGGTCGTTCCCCGGTTTCTCCTGAGGGAGCTTCGCCGGGTTGACGGGGAGACGGAGGACCAGGCCGTCCCGGGTGAAGAACAGTCCGAAATTATTCGCCATAGCCTGCCTCCTCAGAATGCCCGGGCGGTGGTCAGCACCGACCCCGCCGCCGCCTGCTCCAGGAGGATGTCCCGGATGGTGTTGGCCAGGGCCTGCCGGTCCGCCTGGGTGCTGCCGGTGTTGGCGCCGCTGACGTTGATGACGGGCGTCTGGGCGGTGAGGTTGATGTTGTTGACGTACCGCCGCTCCGCCATGTCCACAAGGGCTTTGATATCCTCCTGCTCCAGGGCTACCTCCCGGCGCAGGGCTCCGGTATCGGCGCTGATATTCTCCAGCTGTCCCGCTATCGCCGAGTTGTCCAGCATGGAGGCGTAGTCAAAGCCGCCTCCGCCGAGACTGGAGACAATGTCCGACAGGCTGAAATTCTCAATGGCGTTAGCCGCGCTGCGGCCCTTGGCGGACCAGTCCGTCCAGGCGTTGCTGTAATCAACGAAGTCCCAGGCCTTGACGTACTCCTTCCAGCCGCTGGCGTCCTTTGCATTTTGGGATGCACTCTTGACCATATTATAGACGCTGTCGATGCCGCCTGTGAGGCTGACCTCCATGCCGGGGATCTTGTTGATAAGGTCCTCCATGCCGTGGGCGATATTGGAGAAGTAGCCCAGGACAGTCTGGGCCATGTCCAGGAACAGGATCTCCACGGACGCCACCGGGTCGTTGAGGAAGTTCCCGAAGAAATTGGCAAACCGGGCAAATCCGTTCTGGGCCGGGACGATAAAGTTGTTCATGGCAAAGGCGTACATCAGACCGAACACCCCGCCCACCACGCCGCCGATATCCTCCCAGGTGGCCCCCATCCATCGCGCCGCGGCAACCATAAGATAGATCGTTCCAATGACAGCCAGAAGCGGCCAGTTGGCGGCGAGCCAGGCCGCAGCGGAGGCCGCGGCAGAGGAAACCATAGCCGTTCCGGAGGCCACAGCCGATTGAACCATAGCCACTCCAATGAGCACAGCCCCCGTTATGAGTATGGCGGAAACCGTGTCCCAGTTCTGGACAATCAGCTCCGCTCCGCTCTGCGCGAGCCCCACCAGCCAGGAAATTCCCTCTCCCGCCAGCCTGGCCCCATTCAGCAGTCCGTTGAAGGCCTGCTGTCCGGTGTCGCTGTTGAGGAAGGCGCTCAGCTCCTCCAGCCCCGGGCGCACGGCGTGAATGAATTCATTCCGGAACATGGTCCCCATCTGGGAGAAGGTCAGGGGCATCTTGTTGAACGCCTCGTCCGTCCGCTCCGCCGCATTCAGCAGGGCGTTTTTGACAGTGTCCGCCGTTATAGCGCCCTCGGAGGCCAGCTCCCGCATCTCCCCTGTGGTCACACCCATATATTCCGCGATGGTCTGGGCGATCATGGGCGTCTGCTCCAGGACGGAGTTGAGCTCCTCGCCCCGGAGGACGCCGGAGGACAGGGCCTGGGTCAGCTGGAGCATGGCCCCCTGCGCTCCGGCGGCGGAGGCCCCGGAGAGGACCATCTGTTTGTTGATCTGCTCCGCGAAGGCCACCAGCTCCTCATTTGACGCAAAGGCCTCGCGGGCCAGCGTCCCCAGCTTCGCCACAAAGTCCGCCGTGTCTGCGTACACGCCCCGGGAGCGCATGGCGGACTGATAGATCATCTCCTGGAGCTCCGCCGTGGTTTGCATTCCATAGTTCATCCGGTCCAGCCGGGCGTTGGTCTGGGAGAGGGTGTCCGACAGGCCTGCCAGCTTCCCCACGCTCCGCAGGCTGAGATACGCGCCGGCCAGCCGTGTAATGGTCCCCGTCAGCCGGGAGGCCTGCTGGTCTGTGCTCCGGAACGCCTCCGCCGCGCCCCGGGAGGACCGGGCCGCTTTCTCCGCATCCTCAGAGACGGCCCGATACTGGGCCTCCAGGTCCCGAATGGTGCCCCCCAGCCGTTCCATGCGGTTGTCCAGCTGGGCAAACTGCTGGGTATTCTGCATTCCGGCGGCGGCCATAGCCTCCTGCCGCCGGACCCCGGCGGCAAATTCCCCGTTGAGGGCGATGAGCCGCCGGTCCAGTCCAGACAGGACTGTCTGATAGTTCCGGGCTGACATCTGTGCCTGCTGGGTAGCGCCCGCCGCCCGGTCCCCCAGCCGGATGTAGTTTGTAAAGGCCGCGGAAAAACGGTCCTCCATGGTCAGCGTCTCCCGTATAGCTGCCATCAGCCCACCTCCTCGCTGTTTGCCTTAGGCCGGGAGGCCATCTCCTTGCGGACCATCGCCGCCACCAGGAGCCTTTCCCGATAGGGCAGATCCGCGTACCGGGAGGGGGGCCAGCCCAGGTTGACAAAGCAGTAATAGGCAACCATCGCCTCGCCGTCCGGGCTGTCCCCGCCAATCAGTTTTTTGCCTCGTCCTCCAGCGCCTCCGCCGCCCCGGCGTCAAAGCCGGAAAGCGCCATAATCTCCCGCAGGAGGGCGTCGTACTCCCCGGCCAGGAGCATTTTCCCCGGGACCTGGGTGGGAATTTTGGTGCCATAGGCCTCGCAGACCTCGGCGCTGGAGAAGTCCGGCTCCAGGGTGGCGGCAACAATCAGCTCCCGGTTGAGCTGCGCTGCGTCCAGATACTCCTGCCGCTGGCCCCGGACCTTCTGGACCCGGCGGCACTTGGCAGTCAGGGCGTCGTTCTGCTCCTGGGTGATGGCCCGGATTGTGAAGGGGACCGGGTTCCCCGCTTCATCCTTGAAGCGGCTGGAGATGATGACCTCCTTGACTTCGCCAAGATCGACGGGATGAAGAAACGCGTTTAATCTGCTCATAGGCACCTCCTGTTAATTGCCCAGCCGCTCCGGGTCGCGGAAGGCCTGGAGCCGGGCGACGTCGGTATAGCTGAAGTTGAAATCGTAGTTGAGCATGGCCTCCTGGTCGTCCAGGATGGAAATGGGGATGTCCCCGGTGAGGGTACAGCCGTAGTAGGCCATGGCCTGCTCGCCGACACTGACGGTGGGGTCGCTGTTGGTAATCTGGATGTCAAACTGGGTCATTTTGCCCGTGTTGATGTACTCGAGAACCATGTCGGTGAAGATGTTGCTGCCATAGTAGATATTCCCGGTGCCGGTGAGCTTGGCCCCGTTGGGCTTCTGCTGGATCTTCCGGGTGCCGATGACCCGCATATCCTGGCTCTGGATGCTGGCGGTGGTCTTGATGTTCTTCATGCAGGCCACCTCATAATTTTTGCCGTCCACGGTGATGACGATGGTGCCCTCCGCGCCGTTGACGGTATCCTTTGCCAATAAATAACTCATAGCCGCGCCTCCCTTACGAGACCGAGACGGTCAGATAAATTTTCTCGATGCTGCCCACGACCTGGAAGGCCACGTTGACCAGCACGGAGTTGATATCCGCCCCGGGCAGCACCTCCACGTCGTCGGGTGAGAAGTTCTCGATAGCCTCCGCCGACTGCATCTCCAGGAGATAGCCCACAATCCGGCCCTTGAACTGCCGGCGTCCGGCATCGTTGTTGTTGACCACGCCGATGAAGCCCCGCCGGAACATTTTATAGATGTCGTTGGCGAAGGTATTGCACAGCCGGACCGTCCGGTTGTAGCGGAACACCTCCCCGGTCTCGGGGGTGAAGGCGGTCAGGGAGTTGATGTCCTGCTCGATGACCACGTCCCCGTCGTCCGCCGAGAGGAGCAGCTGTCCGTCCTCCAGCCCCTGGCCGATCTGGCTGTCCGTCAGAAGCGGCGACACCGCCGCCGCGCCGGGGTAGGCTGCATAGGTCAGGCTCTGGTTGTACAGTGCCCCCGCCTGGGCCCCGCCCACCCACCAGGCGGTCTGGGCCGGCGTGAGGACCGTGCCGTCGGTGAGGGTGACCCCGGATACCACGTTGATGACGTACTGGCTGTTGGGGGATTTCATGTTGGCGGTGACCAGCTGGGCGTATTTGCCGCTGTCCTCCGCCAGGCGCTTGACAAACGCCGCCATGGCCTGCTGGACGTTGGCGTCGGTGCCGTCGTAGATGAGGATATCGAACCTGTACGGCTCCAGGGCCGTCAGAAACGCCGACCACGCCTCCGCCAGGACCGTGCCGTCCAGCCCCCCGGTGAGGGGCAGGCCGCCGGACGCCGCCAGGGGGCCGTCCCCGCTGAAGGTGACCCAGGCGTTGGCCGTCAGGCCGGATGGGGCGGCGGCCTCCTGGGTGTCCACCACCGCGCCGTCCACCAGGGTGGAGACCAGGAAGCTGCCGGGCTCCTCCCCGCCCGCCGCCTCGAGGGTGACGGTGATATCGTTCCCCCGGGTGCCGGGGTACCTTGCCGTGACCGTCAGAGCGCCCTCCTCCAGCTGCGCCGAGGCCGCGGCGGAGCCGGTGGCCGGGGGGCGGCAGAGCAGGACCTGCTTGGGTGCCGCCGTGCGGTCCGTACCCTTGAAAATCTCCGTCAGGAAGCGGTTGTTTTCGCTGCCGGCGGGGTAGCCGGTATAGGGGGTGGGGTCCGCGCCGGCCTCCACGGTCTGCACCGTCCCCACAGGGCCCCAGCGCAGGGGCTCGCAGATGGCCGCGGTGCCCCGGTCGCCAATGTTGGCGGCGGGCTCGCCGGCGGAGCGGAAGCGGATGTAGATGCCCGGGCGCTTCTTGTTCTGGGTGGTCCAGGTGCCGCCTGCCATTACGACCCCCTCCTCTCGATTGTGTTCTCTGCCATAATGACCTCCTCTTGGTAGTCCATGCGCTCCATGGGGTTGAACGCCTCCGGCAGGAAGACGAACACCCGAAGCTCGAATTTGTAGTGTAATGCGTCCGCGTCAATGCGCCACTCCCGGTCGTAGGTCCGCAGGAGGGTGGTGTCCGCGCCGTCGGTATAGGGGAACGTCTCCAGCACCAGGTCCAGGGCCTCCGCCGCCTTCTGGTAGCGCCGCTGGAGGTCCGTCAGGTTGTAGTCCTCCAGGTAAGTGAGGTCCAGCCCGATCCGGCGGAGCCAGCGGCCTCCCGTGCGCAGCTCCAGATAGGCGTACCGCTGCTGGAGGAACGCGCAGGGCATGGCGCTGTCCTGCTGGTTGGGGTCCTCGTAGAAGGTGACCCCCGGCAGGACCGGAGCCAGATAGTCCGCCAGGGAGCGGGCCACGGTGGTGATGGTGAAATTCATTCCAGAAGCCTCCGGATCTCATCGTCCAGCATGGCAAGGCAGGCCTTTTCATAGGCTTCCCTAGCCTTGTCCACCATGAACTCCCCCTTGACGTACCTGGTCTTGGTGCCGACTACCAGGCCGCCGGTTTTCTGCGCGGCCATTTTGGGATCGTACTCCAGCAGCCCCGAATACGGATTGATGTACAGTCCCGGAACAAAGTGCCGGTCCATGGGGTGTCCCTGGTCCACATAGGAAGCGTACTCCATATCATTAGCGAGAACGGTACTGAGCTGCGTCCCATCCGCACTTGCTTCTGGTTCGAGCTGGCTGTCGGAGGCCCAATGCGCTTTCAGCTGGCCCGTGATCGTGTTTGCCCCGATGTAGGGGCCGCGACCTGTGTCAGCCTTGGGCGGGGTGGCGTCCTGAGCGGCCTCTATCGCCCGGAGCGTGGCTTTCTTCTGCACGCGGTACAGGACCGAAGGCAGGTCCGCCTGGGCCTTCTTCAGCTGCTGGATTCGCTGCTGCAAGCTGACTGTATAACTCATTTCACCCGCTCCTCCTGTAACAGCGGAATCTCCTGGTGGGCCAGGCCGGGGATCACCGCCCCGAAGGGCTCAAAGAAGTGATTCGGGTCTGCCGCAAAGGCCCGCGTTTCCGGCAGCGCCTTTCCAAGGCCCTTCCCCCGGAAGATCCGCAGCTCGTCCCCGGCCTGGACATCCACGCTGTTGTCACACTGGACCCAGTCCTTCTGGGCCGAGGCGGCGGCGGTCTGGTTCAGCTCCAGCCGGGCGGCGTCCGTCTGGTAGACCCGGCAGGGGATGTCCTCCGCGA